TTAATGTTCTCCTATTAAAACATCCTGCCCATAAATTTGAAAACTTTGAGGAAGAAGTTCAGTATATCATCAATCATGAAAAACGCAACAAATTTATTAGAAATCTTGCACTCGACTTAAAGGGAAATACTCTCATTCTTTTTTCAAGAGTTGAGGGGCATGGTCAACCATTATATGATTTAATAAATAATGGTAGTGTAGAAGAAAGACACGTTTTCTTTGTTCACGGTGGTGTGGCAACACAAGACAGAGAACAAGTAAGAGAGATTACAGAGCAGGAAAACAACGCGATCATCGTCGCTTCATATGGAACGTTTAGTACTGGTATTAACATCAAGAACCTCCATAATGTTATTTTTGCTTCTCCATCCAAATCTAGAATTCGGAATCTCCAGTCTATTGGAAGGGTGCTCAGGAAAGGAAATAACAAAACCAAGGCAACTCTCTATGACATTGCTGACGACATTTCCTACAATTCACGGAGAAACTATACACTTAATCATCTAATTGAAAGAATCAAAGTTTATAACGAGGAGAACTTCAATTACGATATCGTAAACATACCACTGAAAAGTTAATGGGCGAAGAATTTCATGCAGTAATAAAATTAGTCACAGGAGAAGAAATTTTTTCATTAGTCTGTGTTGACGAGAATGATGGCGACCCTATACTTCTACTGATGAACCCAGTGATTATGAAATTAATGAGGAATCAAGTAGGACAATATGTCAAGGTCAGACCTTGGATGGAAATGGCAGATGATAGTATGTACGTAATCAAATATGATAAAATTATTACTATGACCGAAGTTAAACAAGGTCAAATGATTGAATTTTATACCAGATACTTGGATGATGAAGATGTTGATTTTACTGAAGATGGGAGAGTAAAACCTGACACTAAAATGGGTTATATCTCCTCAGTAAAGGAAGCAAGAAGAATGCTAGAGAAAATATACAACAATACAGAAGATCCTAAAGAAAGCTAAGCCCTTCTCTTCAACCTTAACAAAGATATTCTACTTATAATTCACTATGTTGTCAAGTCCTGATTATATGTTATAATATACATAACGAAAGTTTATTGAAAAAAGCAATGTTATGTCTAAAAAGAAATCAGAACACTACGTTAACAATAAAGAACTACTTGAGGCATTGATCGTCTATCGATCTAAAGTAGAAAAAAGTTTTATGGAGATCAACGGTAGAGAACCTACTAAGGCAGATAGGTCACAACGTTGGGAAGGAAAACCACCCATTACAAATTATTTGGGAGGTTGTTTTCTTAAGATTGCAACGCACTTGTCATATAAACCAAACTTTGTTAACTATATGTTCAGAGACGATATGATCTCTGATGGTATTGAAAATTGTGTTCAGTACATTCATAACTTCGATCCAGAGAAGTCTAAGAACCCATTTGCATACTTTACCCAGATTATTCATTACGCCTTCCTGCGCCGAATACAGAAGGAGAAGAAGCAACTGGAAATCAAAACTAAAATCATCGAACGTACTGGTTACGATGAGGTTATGGTTGTTGATGATAGCTTGCTTTCTAGTAGTAGTTCAGAGTATAATAGTATTAAGGACAATATTGCTTACAAGACAAACCGTCAATGAAGGTTGCTATTATTACCGATCAACACTTTGGTGCCCGTAAAGGTTCCAAGTTTCTTCATGAATACTTCAAAAAGTTTTATGATGATGTCTTCTTTCCCTATCTAGAAGAAAGTGGTATCAACACCGTAATTGATATGGGCGATACGTTCGATAATCGTCGCTCTATTGATCTGTGGTCTCTTGAGTGGGCGAAGGAAAATTATTATGATCGATTGGAGAAGATGGGCATAACTGTCCATACTATTGTCGGTAATCATACTGCTTACTATAAAGATACTAATTCTATTAATTCTGTTGATCTTCTTCTCACACAGTATAATAATGTTGAGATTTACTCAGAATGTGCTGAGGTAATGATTGATAAACTGAAAGTATTGTTTGTTCCTTGGATTAATGTAGAAAATTTTGATAGTAGTGTGAAGGCTATCAAGAGTACTGATAGTGTATGTGCGATGGGGCACCTTGAACTAAACGGATTCAGAGCACACCGTGGACACGTCATGGAAGACGGTATGGCATCTGATGAATTTGAGAAGTTCGACAAGGTGTTTTCGGGGCACTATCATACACGAAGCGACAACGGAAAAATCTTCTACTTAGGAAATCCTTATGAGATGTTCTGGAATGATGTGAATGATCCTCGTGGATTCACAATATTTGATACTGAAACTTTAGAGTTTGAGCACATTAATAATCCTTACAAACTCTTTTATAACATTTATTATGATGATACTCCTATCCAAACTTTTGATACTCGCGAGTATGAGGGTAAGATTGTAAAAGTCATTGTTAGGAAGAAAACCGAACCAAAGAAATTTGAAAGGTTTATAGATAAGTTATATTCCTGTGGAATTCAAGATTTAAAAATTGTTGAAAATTTTGATATACAAGAGAATGATGAATTTGAAGTTGAGGAAAGTGAAAATACAATTTCAATTTTGAACCGTTATATTGATGAAGCAGAGTTTGATTGTGACAGTACTATAATTAAAGGGATACTCCAAAAAGTTTATTCACAAGCTTGCGAAATAGAGTAATGTTCCTTCTCACACTCAAAGATAAGAAAGATGATGGCGCTTACGCCGTTCAAAACCGTTATGGTGAAAAAGTTCTCTTTCTCTTTGAAGATGAGGATGATGCAGATCGTTACGCAATGCTTTTAGAAGATAACGACGATGCTTATATGGATGTTGTAGAGGTTGATGATGCGCTTGCAATTTTAACTTGTAAACGCTATAATTACAAATATGCGGTAGTCACGCCAAATGACATTGTTATTCCACCAAGATTAGATGATAACCTTCCAGAAGATTAGATGGAAAAACTTTTTGTCCACTGGCAATCAGTTTACTGAAGTTGACTTTCAAAAAAATAATACTAATCTAATTATAGGTACAAACGGAGCAGGTAAGTCCACAATGTTGGACGCTCTTACTTTTGTTCTGTTTAATAAACCTTTCCGTAAGATTAATAAACCCCAATTAATTAATACCACAAATGATCGTGATTGTTTAGTTGAGATTGAATTTGAAATTAATACACGTCAATATATTGTAAGACGTGGTATTAAACCAAATGTTTTTGATATTATTGTAAACGGCACAGAACTTCATCGTGAAGCAGATGATCGTGCAATGCAGCGTTTACTTGAAGATAGTATTCTTAAAGTCAACTATAAATCATTTACTCAGATTGTGATTCTGGGTAGTAGCACCTTTGTGCCTTTTATGCAGTTAACTACTACTAATCGGCGTGAAGTAATTGAAGATCTTTTAGATATTCGTATATTTTCTTTGATGAATAATATACTTAGAGATAAAATACGTACTCAAAAGGATCAAGTAAAATCACTTGACTTGAGAAAGGATAATCTTAAAGATAAGATGAAGATGCAGCAAAACTTCATCGACGAATTAGAAAATCGTGGAAATCAAAATATTGAGTCTAATAATGTAAAAATCAATAAGTTGATGAAAGAAGTTGATTCTTATATGATTGACAATTCTACTACTGAAGAAGATATATTTAAGTATACTAAAGAGCAAGAAGAAGTTACTGGAGCAACCAAAAAATTATCAAAGCTTAATACTTTGAAAGGTAAATTGTCTCAAAGAGTGAGCACAATTACCAAAGAGCATAAGTTTTTTAGCGAAAATACGGTCTGCCCTACTTGTACTCAAGATATAGAAGAATCATTCCGGTTAAATAAAATTGAGGACGTTCAAAATACGGCAAAGGAACTTAAGGAAGGTTTCAATGAGTTGGAATCAACCATAAAGTTTGAACAAGAAAGAGAACGTCAATTTAACAAATTATCTAAGGAGATTACGAACTTAACGCATGGCATTTCTCAAAACAATACTCGGATTAACTCAAATCAACGACAAATCCGAGATCTTGAACATGAAATTCAAACAATTACCGAGAACCTTGCAAACCGAAATTCTGAACATGAAAAATTAGACGAATTTAAAAGTAATCTCCAAAGCACATTTAACGAACTTTCAGACAAAAAACAAGACATCGTTCATAACGATTTTGCATATTCACTACTCAAAGATGATGGAGTAAAAACGAAGATCATAAGAAAGTATCTTCCTTTCATTAATCAGCAGGTTAATCGCTATCTTCAGATGATGGATTTCTACATTAACTTCCATCTTGATGAAGAATTTAAGGAAACTGTGAAGTCTCCTATACATGAAGATTTCTCGTATAGTTCCTTTAGCGAAGGTGAAAAGATGAGAATCGACCTTGCCCTATTATTCACTTGGCGTGAAGTAGCGCGTCTCAAAAACTCAGTAAACACCAACCTGCTGATTATGGATGAGGTTTTTGATAGTTCATTAGACGGATTTGGAACTGATGAGTTTTTAAAAATTATCCGTTATGTTATCAAAGACGCCAACATTTTTGTCATCTCTCATAAACAAGATATGCGTGACAAATTTGAAAGTGTTATAATGTTTGATAAAGTTAAAGGGTTTTCTCGTAGAGTATCTTCAGATAAGGAGGAGTAATGAACGTTCCAAACTGGCAGCATCATTCTAGAAAAAATCAAAAACCAACTCTCAAACCACAAGCAATGCGTGATAGGAGAACTGCATTACAACAC